AAAGGTGGTGAATGTGAAAATGTTATTTTAGTATTAGATAATGCTAGAAAAATTAGACAATCTGTAGAAAATAATATTGATAAAGCAGATGAAGAACATAGAGTTTGGTATGTTGGCTCAACTAGAGCCAAAGAAAGCCTATACTTATTAAAACCAAAGAAGGAACGTTATGGTTATTCTTTGTAGTTTTAAACAGAACGGGAAAGAAGGACTGTCTCCATGGAGAGTGGTAGCTTCAAGTCTAACGGCGAAGTTGGTTCGGGACCTTCAATTCCCAGGTATTATGTTAGCCCCGTTAAATCAACAACTACCACACAATAAAGGAGAAAACTATGACAAATAAAAAAATGTTTGAGGAATTATTTCCACAAGATAAGCAGATAGGAGGAAATCACTACAAAGATTTTCACATTCAACCTTATGAATTTATTTCTAAGAATGACTTGTCATTCTTTCAAGGTAATGTAATAAAGTATGTTTGCCGTTATATGAATAAAAATGGCATAGAAGATTTAGAAAAAATAATTCATTATTGCGAATTAGAGAAAAAGAAATTGAAAGACATGGATCATGGCAAAAGAAAAAGGTAGACAATGGGATGGTAAATCCAGACCGACTAACGATGTTTATAAAAAACGTTGGGAGGAAATTTTTGGTAAAAAGCAACAAGAAGAATTAGATAAAGAAGATCAAGAATATCTAGATTCATTAAAGGAAAAAATATAATGAGAGTACCTATATTTACTGCACAAACAGAATGGATAGAACCAGAAGAATTTCCTGACTTAAGGTCCTATGATGAAATAGCAATTGACTTAGAAACTAGAGATCCTGATCTTATCACAAAAGGTTCTGGGTCTGTAATAGGTAATGGAGAAGTAATTGGTATTGCTGTAGCTGTTGCTGGTAGAAAATTTTATTTTCCAATTGCTCACGGATCAGGGAGCAACATGGATCGTAAAAAAGTATTAGCGTGGTTTGCTGATACTATGGCTTGTCCAGCTATAAAAATTTTTCACAATGCTATGTATGACGTATGTTGGATACGTAATTTAGGTATAAAAATCAATGGTTTAATAGTAGATACCATGATTGCAGCAAGTTTAATTAATGAGAATAGATTTGCATATTCTTTAAATGCATTGTCTTGGGACTATTTAGGTCATGGTAAAAATGAAACTGCTTTAAGTGATGAAGCAAAATCTAGAGGACTTGATCCAAAAGCAGATATGTGGAAGTTACCACCAATGTATGTTGGAGCTTATGCAGAAAAAGATGCTGAGTTAACTTTAGAGTTATGGCAAAAATTTAAAACAGAAATTATACAACAAGATATAGAATCTATTTTTAATTTAGAAACAGATTTATTTCCATGTCTGGTAGATATGAGATTTAAAGGTGTGCGAGTAGATGCAGAGAGAGCTTCACAATTAAAGACTCAACTACAATCTCAAGAAGAAAAATTATTATTAGAAGTACAAAAAGAAACGGGTGTTGAACCACAGATATGGGCTGCAAGAAGTATTGCAAAAGTATTTGATAAATTAAATTTACCATATCCTGTTTCTGAAAAGATAAAAGCACCCTCTTTTACTAAAAATTTTTTAGCTGAACATACACATCCTTTAGTTCAAAAAATTGCACAAGCAAGAGAGATTAATAAAGCACACACAACTTTTATTGATACTATTATTAAATATGAACATAAAGGTAGAATTCATGCTGACATCAATCAAATAAGATCCGATCAAGGTGGTACTGTAACAGGACGATTCAGTTATAGTAATCCAAACTTACAGCAACTTCCAGCACGGAACAAGGATCTAGGACCTATGATACGATCTTTATTTTTACCAGAAGAGAATTGTACCTGGGGTTGTTTTGACTACTCACAACAAGAACCAAGATTGGTTGTACATTATGCATCACTAGAAAAATTTCCATCGGTGTATGATGTTGTTGATGCGTATAATGAAAATACAGATACAGACTTTCACCAGATTGTAGCAGACATGGCAGAGATACCTAGATCACAAGCTAAAACAATTAACTTAGGTTTGTTTTATGGTATGGGTAAAACTAAACTGCAAGCAGAACTTGGTGTAACAAAAGAAAAAGCAGATGAATTATTTAATCAGTATCATGCAAAGGTACCTTTTGTTAAAAACTTAATGAATGCTGCATCAAATAGAGCTCAGGATCAAGGTCAAATTAGAACGTTGCTAGGTAGATTATGTAGGTTTCATTTATGGGAACCAAATATGTTTGGTATACATAAGGCATTGCCTCAAGAAGAAGCACTCAGGGAACACGGACCGGGGATTAAAAGAGCTTATCTTTACAAAGCTTTAAATAAATTAATTCAAGGTAGTGCTGCAGATATGACTAAAAAAGCAATGGTTGATTTGTATAAAGAAGGTATTGTAGCACACATACAAATTCATGATGAATTAGATTTATCAGTAGAGTCTCCAGAACATGCAAATAAAATTATTGAGATTATGGAAAATGCTGTTAAACTAGAGGTACCCAATAAAGTTGATTATGAGTCAGGAGAAAACTGGGGAGATATTTATGGATGACAATAATATAAGGATTAAAGTATGGCCTACCTTAACGCGAATATACCACCTATTTACTGCAAAATTCGTACCGAATATTTGTATGATATGGACATGGATAAAAAAGGTGAGCAAGACTGTGTCATCTTCGGTATGGCAAGTATATCAGGACGTGCCTTATTATTTCACGTTATGTTGCCAAATGGTGCGGTCTTTTATAGATTGCCTATCTCAGCGTTTTTCCAAAAACGTTATGATAGAACCGAAGTGCCGGATATGTCGGTTGACGAGTTACAGTTGTGGAACTGCTTTAGTTATTGGCCTTCTGTTCATTGTTTTGATTGGTTGGCTGGCGTAGAAGGTAAATTCTTAGGAAAAGATAAGAAATTTTACCATGGACAATATCTTTTTACTATTGACTGGGCACACCCAGAGACTAATATATTAAATGTTGAGCATAGTGAAATTCCTCAAGAACATAAGTGCGCGCATATATTGGCTCTTAATAACGGGAATTATGCAGCTCAGCCTAATAATCGTATTTTGTGGCACATTAATAGTTATACTACTGATGACAGCTGGCCTGATTATAAAGTCCAAAATACAGTTTGGGATTGTGAGGGCTCAGATTGGGTTACAGAAGATACGGACAAAATGTTCTATGAAATAGAACCAAAGGAGGACAAATGAATTTTAAATGGGATTTGAAAAAACAAATGGACGATAGAAGAAAAGAAGAAGCTGCTAAAGCTCAACTTCGTAAAAGAAGTAAGGACTCTATTGCTAGACCTAAAGCGACTAAAAATATTACTTCTGACGACCCTAGATTACAAGGTATTTAATGAAAAAAATATAGATGGTAGTATAAGTATAAAAAGAATTATAAAACCAAAATAATGAACCTTTCCAGAAACTTTACTCTACAAGAGTTAATCAAATCAGATACTGCTGTACGATTAAGTATTGATAACAATCCTAATGCTAATCAAATTGAAAAATTAAAATTATTGTGTGAAAATATTTTGCAGCCAGTACGAGATCACTTCGGTCCAGTGACGATTACTAGCGGCTATCGTTCCCCTGAATTATGTTTAGCTATTGGAAGCTCTATTAATTCACAGCATTGTAAAGCAGAAGCCGTTGATTTTGAATGTCCAGGTAAAGATAACGCTGAAGTTTCTGATTGGATATATAAAAACTTAGATTTTGACCAAATGATTTTAGAATTTTATGTCCCAGGAGAACCTAATAGTGGGTGGGTCCATTGTAGTTATGTAACTGATAAACCTAGAAAACAATTTTTAAGAGCTTTTAAAGAAGATAAAAGAACCAAATACAAACCTATAATAGGAAGAGCAGTAGACTTAGTTTAATATGAATAATAAATTATAAACCGTGGTAAAAGAAGATATAAAAATAATAAATTTTAAAAGTGCTAAAAAAAATAATTTTTTTGCACCTGAATGGAATTATTATATATTTGAATCAAAAATACATAAAATTAATTTTAATAATTTATCAAAGTGTTTATTAAAAAAAGAAAAAGAAATATTAAAACTACCCCTTACTTTTAAAGTGGGTAAAATTACAGATGGATATACAGGTTTAGGTAAAAATAGCACAACAATGAGATTTAATAGATATAATGTTTTTAATTGGAAAAATAAAAATATATCATTATTAAAAGAAAATATAATAAATTTTCATAATAACATTATTAATTATTTTAAACTACCTCCTGTAAATGAATTATATATTCAATGTTGGGTAAATATAATGAGAAAAGGAGAAAAAATCCAACCACATATTCACGGAGTAAAACCAGACACTTATTTAGGAGGTCATATTTGTATTCAATGTAATAATACATCAACAAATTATATTAATCCAATTAATCAAATTAATGAACCTGAAATATATTCAAGTAAAAATGAGATTGGAAAAATAACTTTATTTCAAAATAACATTCCTCATTTCACAGATATACAAAATACAAATAATGAAAGAATAACTTTAGCATTTGATTTATCATTAGTAAAATTAGATGACAATTACGTAAGGATAATATAGACTTAGTTTAATATGACCAAAGAATTTAAAGTGTTTAATAAAATAGATACCGTACATGGATTATGTGAAGAATGTGAAGAAGAAACTATTTTAGTAGCAATTGTCTCAGAATACTATAGATGCACAAACTGTGGTTATGATACAAAACAACATATTAATGGTAGAATTAGGTATCTAAAATTAGATGAATCTGATAAAAAATGGATCAAAGATAATATAAGCAATGGCTAAACAAAAATTTGTACACTATGTTCCTCGTCCAAAACCTCCGAAACGTCCAGGGCGACACAAGAAACGATTAAATAAGTCAGAAAAAAGGCAAAAGAAAAAACGTTAAGAAGGTGTTCCAGGTTTATCTAAAGGATCCCCTTCAATACAGCCAAACTTAGGATATAATTTCCAAGTTTCTATAGCATCTGCATTAAAATAATCCCCATTAAATAATATTTCAAAAGATTCCCCTAATCCATCACGAACACAACCATAATGTGTGTTGTATTCTTTTGGGTAATTAAATCCAGATTCTTTATCTTGTGGAATAACGCATTCTCCAGATAATAAAGAACAAATATAAACAGTTAAAATAAACTTCATTGACATCCTAAGTAAATTACTATAATATCCCAGTATTATGTTATTAAATGAAAGGTTATACTAATGACAGATGTAAGTAAATATAAAAATGTGTCCTTAACTAAGGATACCTACAATAAGATTGACGCCATTAGACGCGTCATCATACCACAGATGACAGTCAGTCGATCTCAAACTATAACACTATTAGTCAATGAAAAAGAAAAATCATTGAATGGTAAACTAACTAAAAAAAGAAAGAGAGAGTAGTATGAATATGCAACCACTAAGAGTTCTTGTAGAAGAGCAATCTCCTCCAGAAAAAAAACTATGGAGAGCAGTATTAGGCCAAGCATTTGATGATGCTTTTGGTCCTGATCGATATGAAAAAACACCTAATATTAAAAAAGAAGCTGTAGATTTTTTAACAAACTATAGTGATGTAAGCTTTATTAATGTTTGTGAAAACGCAGGATTTGATCCAAACTTTATCAAACGTAAAGTTCAAAAAAAATTTTGTGATAATTTTACTTCTGCAATAAAAAATTTATCAACGAAAGTGAGGAATAAAAATGATTGGTAAAATGATATGTCCCGATTGTAACGGGAATGGATACATTGGTGGTTCTAGAGAAGCAGACTTACAAAAAGATTGTAAGAAATGTGATAATCAGGGTGAGATAGAAATCACTGATGAAACTATAAATCAAATGTTAGAGTTGGTTAAATCATCGAGGTTACAATGACACAAAAAACAGAAATAAAAAGACATGTATTAAATTTTCAACATATTAAAAAGTTAGAAGAGGAAATAGATATGTTGCGTAAACAAAAAATATATCTTCAATCTAAACTAAGAGAAAAAAATGGTGAAAAAGAAAAAGAAATTAAAGAATAAAAACTGGGTTATCGTTGGTTATTATTACGATGGTAAGGATGCTTATACAATGCTCGAAGATAAAGAAGATTGGAAAAAACAAAAAATGATAAAAGGAATAGTATGATTAGAGGAGACAGTAAGGACTACGAGTTACTAGAAAAATGGACCAAAAACTTTGATTGTCAAGGTTATAAAACTTGTGAAATTGGAGTTCGAGAAGGATTAGGTTCTAAAATTATTATGGATAATGTAAAAAATAATTACATTCATATTGGTGTGGATCCTTATGGTAATTTAAAGTATCAACACTATGATAACACCGGTGAATATACCTGTGATTATACAGATGCAATGAGAGATCAAATGTTAGAAGATTTTGATCCTTATATTAAGACAGGTAGGTTTAGTCCTTGTCTTATGACCGACACTGACTTTATGAATGAATCTAAACATTCTGGATCTAAGTTTGCTTTTGCTCACCTGGATGGACCTCATATGACTAAAGATGTAATTACTGAAGCAGTGTGGTTTGCTAATCATTCAGCACCTCATACCAGACTCGTGTTTGATGATTATCCTAAATATAATATGGATATTGTTGCTAAGTGTTTAGAGTATTATGGGTTTTTAATCACGGACCAAGGATCAAACAAATGTTTAATGGAGAAATTTGGTGGCTAAAATAAAAACAATTGTATTAAACAACTATAAAAAATATTGGGTAAGAGATACTGCTCAAGGACATTTAATTAAAATATGCCACGGTAAAAATGATGATGTATTAGAAATAGATTGTCGTTGGAAAGACAGAGAAAGAACAGATGGAAATAGAGTCATCAATAAAAAATAAAACTTGTAATAAATGTAAGCAAGTATTTCCAAAAACAAAAGAGTTTTTCTATTCTAATAGAATGTATCTTTCTACTATTTGTAAATCGTGTGATAAAAAAAGAAGCCATCAATATAAAATAAAAAATAAAGATAAACAAGATGCTTGGCTAAATAAACATATGGGTTTAGAAATAAATTATGTTTATCAATCTTTAACAAGACCTTTTAAAAATAGTTCAATTAATCCTAAACCAATGAAAAATGGTTATCAAAGAACAGGATGGAACCCTGAACTAACTTTGGAGGAAATGTATGAAGAATTAATATTACACATAGAATTAATGAAAGATAAATTTCCAGAGACCGACGGTAGACTTTGTAGGTATTGTGAAGAACCCTGGACTTATATTCGTGCTACGGGTGGTAGACAAAATTTAAAAAATTTTTCAATTGATCGATTTGATGCAACACAAACTTATAAAAAAAATAATATTATATTTTGTTGTGCTAAATGTAATTCAACTAAAAAAGATTCAACTAAGAAAGATTGGTTGAAGTATTTAGAAATAGACAAGGAGATAAATGGTTAAAGAATATATCAGTTCTCTAATTAATCATACTAGAATAGATTTTGTTGCATTGAGAGAAACTCCTAAAGCAGTATTAATGAAAATCAATCACGTTGAAAGTCAGCTGGTTAAAGATTTATTAAATTATTATGGTGCTGATATTATGGAACCTATTCAAGTATGGATTCCTAAAGGATGGTTAAGAATGAATGATAAAAGCGATGATATTTGGATATGGAAAGAAGGGCTAATGAAAAATTTAAGAACGTTAGCAGAAAAAAGATTGACTAAAAAATTAGAACCTAAACCCGAACTTAAAAAAGTACCTAAAGGAGAAACACTACACTAATGAAACTAAATAAACTATACGAATACCCGGCGTCAATGAGGTCCTTGGTCCAGGGGTCAAGACACTATGACGTTGGACAAGAGAAACTACCTAGTGTTACAACGATTCTTTCTGCAACACAAAGTGAAGAGAAGAAGGCATCTTTAGCTGCGTGGGCTGCACGAGTAGGACAAGACCAGGCAACACGGATCAAGGACACTGCTGCAACCCGTGGGACTATTATGCACCATATTCTAGAAGGATGGATCAAAAACGAACCACACGTAGATTTAACAGATGTTGGTCAAATAGCAGAGAAAATGGCTCATCAGATCCTCATAAACGGCCTTAGAGACCGATTGACTGAGTATTGGGGCCTGGAGGTCACATTGTATTATCCTGGGCTATATGCAGGCGCTACCGACGTTGTTGGTATGTATGATGGGTCAGCATCAATTATTGACTTTAAACAAAGTAATAAACCAAAACGTAAAGAATGGATTGATGATTATAAACTTCAATTAGCTGCATATGCATTAGCGCATAATGAAATCTATGGCACTGCAATTAATAAAGGTGTGAATTTAATTTGTACTAAAGATAACTACTTTCAAGAATTTATATTTGAAGGTGAGGAATTTAGACAGGCTAAGTTTGATTGGTTAAGAAGAGTGGACCAGTATTATAATGAAAAAGATAAGAATGTAAAGTAAAGAAGATTGCGGCAAGAATAAGGCGAGAATGTGGCAAGGAACACGGAACTGTGACAAATATGTCACACTTTTCCGGATAAATTGTAGTAAATTGTAGAACCTAAAAGTGTTGTTTTATGCGGATTGTAGTAATTGTAAGAACTTTTTCAGGGGTAACGAAAAAAAATTTTTTCAAAAAAAAGTTTGGAGGGTCATTTTTTCCTACAATTTCAAAAAAATCATCTAGAATCATTGGTATTAGCGAATAATAGCACAATAAAATTGTAGAACCTAAGTTCTACAATCATTACAATCGTTGGTATAAGCCACTTTTTTTTCCTACAATTTTAAAAAAGTTCCTACAATTCTCTAGTCGTACAGAGCTGAAATAAGGCAAGGATGAAAAGGTATGAAGGTCAAAAATATGTGCTATAACTGGTCATGCCTAAAACCAAAATAAGAAAAAAATCTAAATACAGATCAGTTGTCATCAATAAGAAACGTTATTATTTTTATAAAATCACGTGGATTGATATTTTAGGTGATAGCGGGCACGCAAATCGAGAAGAGTTCAGTAACATGAGACCAGCTGAAATGATAACTTACGCATATATCTTTGAAAAAGATAAAAAATATTTAAAAACTTTTGCAAGTTATGACTCGAAAGAAGAATCGTTTTCTGATAGAAACGTTTTCCCAATTGGATGTATAATTCGATTGGAGAAGATAAACATTTAACCATTATGGAGGATATATGGCTAAGAAGAAAAAAGAAGAATCTATCGAAGATATCTTAGATAGAATTGACGAAGATACTCAAAAGATCAGAGAAAAAATTTGGGAAGAGAGTGACGATGAAGAGGACTCTTACGAAGACTCAGATGATTCAGATGATGAGGAAGATGAAGAGGACGAAGAATAATCTTCTTCTGATTCAATATCTATGGGTTTTGGGAGTGTTCGGTTTGACGTTGCTTTTGTCTTTCGTATTACATCTTTAAACTCATCGTGTGCAACACCTTCAAGGATAGGCGAGTACTGATCTAATACTTCAGCTATTCGCTTATCCAATTCCTCTTCAGACATATCATCTAATTTACCAGTTCTAATTATTTTTTGTTCAACATAAAGTCCGGCAGCTTTACCTCTAGCTACTTCTGCATTGATTGCAGCTGTCCAAGCTTTGGCATCCAAAGCTTTGTTTCGCATATCACCTAATTGAGCCAGGTGAGATTCAAAAGTAATATCATATTTTTTCTGTATCTCTTGTCTAAGTTCACCAATGTATTGAACTACTAGCGGATACATTTTTGGATTCTGTAATTCAGATGCAGTCACGTGAGCTCTGTCTTCTGAATACTTAGCCTCGATTGCGCATTGTGTCGCAGTCTTCCTACCTTCGTTATAAACGAGCTCCTGTGCGAATTTTATTTGTTTTGGTGTGAGTTGTTTTAATGCTCCCATGCCTTGACAATTAACGTAATATTTCGTATAAGTCAATCACATCTTACCTCCATTTGATGTTTGTAATTAAATCAAACGGTTCATTTAATTACAGGTTAGTTTGTAAACAATAGCGGGGGTCGGCTTACGAAACCTTGGGAATAAACCATTAGGTAGATACTGGGCCCCCTCTAAAACAAATATGATAAGCTTAAGACATTTCAGACAAGTTATAGATAAGTTTTTAAAATCACCTGCTGCAGGTGATGCAAGAGTTCAAATCGTTTTACCTAATGGTGAGTTTTATGATGTTAGTGGAATTCAATTAATGGAAAATAAATTAATTGGAGTTAGAGAATCTCATAGATTAGTAATCACTATCAAACCAGAATCCTGGCGTATGGGTAAAGTTTTAAAGAAGTTATGATCGAAGAGTTGTTGCTTTTTTCTTTAGTTTTTATTACGTTAGTAGTCCTATTATAACCACCTACCTTACGGTAAATTCATGGCAAAAGATGAGTCTAAGTTTTGGCAAGAAGTTAAGAAAAACATCAAGCAAATTTCCTTTACAAGACTAGAGAGTTGGGCCTCTGCAGGTGTTCCAGACTTGTTATGTTACAATGAAAAAGGAAAGTTTTTTACTATCGAATTGAAAGTAGAAAAACGTAAAAAATTGATCTTCTCTCCACACCAAATTTCGTTTCACATGAAACATTCTAACAATACTTTTATCTTGGCAAAGGCCCTCGATCCTTTAGCCATAAAACTTTATGAAGGAAGAGATATACTAAAGCTCGTGAGCCGTGAGCCTTGTACCCCGGTCGCCGAGTCATGGACCAAGGTTCAAGAATATCTTGTCAATGTGACATAACGTCGCAGCGCGCTTGTGGGCGGGACCCACCCCAGCAGGCTTGTGGCTTGCGCCTTGTTCACCTTGTGGCTTGTGCCTTGTTCTTATTATTAATTATTATTATTAAAAAACCCCAGGCGATTTCTCGCCCAGGGTATGGAGGGAAACTATTTATTCTGTTCTTTGTAGAATTTTTCGAATAATTCCCCGGCTTTAATTTCAGTTTTATCGTAAACAGATCTACCAAAATCCCACTCTTCTTTTGTTGTCCCGTGGTCCAGGAACAAATTCCAAACGCTAAGAGCTGGTGATTTCCATCTCGATATAAATTCTTTCTTGGTGAGCTTTTGCTCACCAAAAAAAGTTTCGTTAACGGTAATGGTTCTATTGTCCATTCGAACCTCCTTTCACATCCAAAAATTCCTGCAGCTCTTGTTCTGCAGTTTTCATCCATCTTCGGATGAACTTGAAACGCGGCTCCTGTTTGATGTTGGTTTTGTAACCAATCATGCCCTTTACTTGAGCCTTTAGTTCCAGAAGAGGAACTCTTTTGGTAAATGGACCAAAACCAATTTTCTGAAGAAATTCGAAACGAAAAATAATTTCGTCCGCATTCTCCTTTGTTATATTTTGCATGTCGATGTACATCATCGGCCATACAAAATTTGCAGCAACAATGTGCTGGTCGTTGGTCCAACCTTCTGTGTCCAAGGCTGTGTAGTCGTATTGTAATGCCATAATCACCTCCATTGTTGTTAATTTGACATCCTACAATTTCCCATAATAATGTGTTCGAAATGTGGCGAGATAAAAAATATTTTAAGTTATCCACAGGCCTGTGCCTGTGACCTTGTGCCTCGGCCCATGCGACAATATGCCTGTCAATGTGACCAAGTGACGCGCGACAATTTGTCGCACCTTGTGAAGTGCTTGTTGGCGGGCCCCCACCCCAAAAATAAAAAAACTTCCTAACCACTTGAGCCTTGTTCCTTGTGACTTGTGGCTTGTTGCTTTTTATATTTTGGGTTACCTCTTGGCCAGCCGTGAGGCTTGCATCCTTTAGATGCTTCTGGACATTTTAATTTTTTTAATTGTTCAATTGTCATTAGTGTTTTAAGTAAGTTATATTTTTAATTTTACGGGACCAGCATTTTCTACAATCTAGACATTTTCCGCCCTGAGTTGGCGCTGGACATGTTGCCTTCTTGGGGTCTGTTGTGACTGTACTTGTAGACTTCCAAAACTTGCCCGCGGGCCCATCAACATTAGTTCCTGATAATCTTATTATTAAATTTTTTGGAATTCTATTAACTGGAATATGTTTTAAAAACTGAGCTTCTTTAGTTGGCATCCAGTGTTTAACAGTTGGCGTTAACTTACAAACTTTAAAAATTTTTAATAAGTGTTTAATGCTTTGAATATCTCCTGCATCGTGCCATCGGAATTCTTTACACTTAAAAGAATTAATTTGAATTGCCATAGCTCGAACCCATAAAGGTTTAGTAATAGAATTTAAACGCTTATATTGCGCAGCCTTGACGCCTTTATACATAGTATAAAAACCTCGTTTTGCATAACAACCAAAGCACACCGTGCCAGGAATTAAAGCAAGTTTGCCGCCTGTCTTACACTCCCACGCGGGCAGGCCGTAGCTATAACCTGGCATCTTTGAGGGTTTACTAAATGACCCTGTAATTTCTTTTAATTCTTTTTTATTCATAGCGCTTTGATAGCATGAGCCTTGAGCAGTGGACATTGGCTAAATTGACGCAGGCAGAGGAGAGCTTGTGGGCGGGGCCCACCCTAAAAAAAAACAAAAACTGCGACAATTTGTCAAATGGTAATGCGAACACATGTGTTTTAAAACACATGTGTATTTAACAAATGGAGGAAAATACATATGACAAGAGCAATGACTAAATATCAGTTGGAACACTTTAAGTCAAAAGTGCGAAGACAATTTGAACCACTGATAGAAGACCAGGAACTGTTAGTAAAACAGTTTAAAGCAAAAGCGACTGATGTTGCTGTTGCCAAACTTTCAAAAAAGATTGGCGCGGATAAAATAATAAAAGCGTTCGCTGAAGCTGAAAAAAAACTAGAGGAAGCTAGAGCAACAGCTATAACTTTCTTTGAAAAGAAAAAACCTAAAGACGCTGAACTTGATTATAGCTTTAGAAGAAAACAAGACAGCTATAGCGATAGTAAGTTGTCTTTATCTGATTGTGAAGATCAGTTAAGAACCTGGGCTAAAAATCAAGCTGAAAAAGAAATAGAGCGAAGACCAGAAGGTGCAAGGTTAAGAGAGCTAAAAGTGTTAGAGCAAAAGGCCTTGGATACTGTCATGGAAGCGGGAACACCAGATAGTCTGGCCATTGCTTTAAATGAAGTAAGTAAAAAAATAGGGTTAAGTTGGAACCAAGATTTAACAGCTTTACCTAATATAAAAAACGAAAACTAACACTTGACAGTTTATGGGATATTATGTTATTAATATCCCATAACGAAAGGAATAAAATGGCATACATTGTAATAAAACATACAAACTACGAAGGTATCACACCAAGCGTTAGCATTGAGGATAATGAGGTCTATGATCTTGAAACAGCTCAAGCGGTTAAAAAAGTGTGTGAATTAAAGAACACAAACAAAGACACTACTTACCACTTATTAAACGTGGCTTATGCTAATCTTGGCAAACAAGGTAGTAATACTATTGAAGTAGTTAAGTCTGATAATAACTTCGACTATAATCAAGATAAGCAATTATCATGGGAATTTTAGTTGATTTAAAAAAGGAAGAGTTTATTGGCCAGGGCTTCTCTAAAAAGGAAGCCCGAACCAAGGCGCACGAGTGGTGCGCTACAACGAACACTTGTCGTGGGTGTAGTCAAGTCGTGCGACCTGGTTGGTGGTCTTGGAAACAAGGCTACTGTAAAGATTGCATGGACTAGTCAATATGTCATAACGTCGCACCCACTAGATATAGTAGGTGCGACACATTGTCGCAGGGAGAGAAGAGCATGTGGGCGGGTCCCACCCATAGAGGTACCAGACCAAAGTCAAAAGTCGAACTTTTTAAAAGGGGGGAGGGGTATAAATCAAAAAAAGGGATCCTAGAATATACACTATAGTGTTTGATTTACAGATAGATTCCTGCTAAATAGTTTTTGGTACCATAATTAAATATTATGCTTAGTTTAGAAAAAATAAATGCAATTGCAGATCCGAAAGTCAGAAGACAATTAAAATTAGATATTTTAACTAGAGTTAAAAAAACTACTCAATCTAAATATAGAACTGATTTTTTATCTTTTGTAAAATACACCTGGCCAGAATTTGTTGAAGGTCAACATCACAAAGTTATTTCAGAAAAATTTAATAGAATATTATCAGGTGAATTAAAAAGATTAATTATTAATATGCCACCAAGACATACTAAATCAGAATTTGCATCTTATTTTTTACCTGCATGGATGATTGGTAACAGACCTAATTTAAAAATTATTCAAGCAACCCACACAGCAGAACTTGCAATTCGTTTTGGTAGAAAAGCTAAAACATTGATTGACTCACAAGAGTATCAAGATTTATTTACAACAAGACTTAGAGAAGATTCTAAAGCAGCTGGGCGTTGGGAAACAAATGGTGGTGGAGAATATTTTGCAGTCGGTGTCCAAGGTGCGGTGACCGGGAGGGGTGCTGATTTATTAATCATTGATGATCCACATTCAGAACAAGATGTAAATTCACCTACAGCATTTGATAATGCTTATGAATGGTATACTTCAGGACCAAGACAACGTCTTCAACCTGGTGGAGCTATTGTAGTTGTTATGACAAGATGGTCTACAAAAGATTTGACAGCACAATTAGTTAATGCTGGAGCTAAAGAAGAAAAAGCAGATCAATGGGAAGTTGTAGAGTTTCCTGCTGTCATGCCAAGTGGTGAACCTTGTTGGCCAGAATATTGGAAGTTAGAAGAATTAGAAAAAGTAAAAGCGTCAGCAGGTATTTCAAAATGGAATGCACAGTACATGCAAAATCCAACTGCAGAAGAAGGTGCATTATTAAAAAGAGAATGGTGGCAGAATTGGGATAAAGATTATTTACCTCCATTGCTTCATGTTATTCAAAGTTATGATACTGCATTTTTAAAAAAAGAAACTGCAGACTATTCTGCAATTACTACTTGGGGAATCTTTGCAGAGAACGAAGGAGATCCACAACATATAATTTTATTAGATGCATTAAAAGAACGTTTAGAATTTCCTGAACTAAGAAGAGTTGCAAAAGAACAATATGATTACTGGCAACCTGAAACAGTTTTAGTGGAAGCAAAAGCTTCTGGTCTTCCATTGACTTATGAACTCAGACAGATGGGGATACCCGTCGTTAATTTTTCTCCTTCTAAAGGTAATGACAAACACAGCCGTGTAAATTCTGTAGCCCCACTGTTTGAGTCCGGAATGGTTTGGGCTCCTAAAGAAAGAGAATTTGCTCAAGAGGTAATTGAAGAGTGTGCATCTTTTCCATATGGAGATCATGATGATTTAGTGGATAGTACTACACAAGCTTTAATGCGATTTAGACAAGGGGGCTTGATTATTCACCCAGAAGACTATAAAGAAGAACAACTACCTAGAAAAAAACGAACTTATTATTGGTAAATGACATTTGTATTTAAACACCCAAGTAAGTATAGAAAACTTACAACAACAGTGCCACCAAAGTCTGGGCCATTATCACAAGGCTTGAATATTGAGTATAATACTGTTAAAGATGTAAAACTGGAGAAAAGTAATGGCAGAAATCGACAAAGCACTTCCAAACGAAGTTAGAAAATCTATTGAAATAGAAGGACCTGAAACAGCGGTCGAAGAGAATATTGAACTACAAGAAGAATTACCTAATCAAGGTGAAACTGAAATTACACCTACGGAAGATGGTGGTGTAGAAATTAATTTTGAACCAGGAGCCTTCAACCAGGCTCAATCAGAAAATCACTACGACAATTTGGCAGAGTTACTACCAGAGGAAATATTGATGCCTCTTGGTTCAGAATTATATCAAAATTATTCCGACTATAAATCTTCAAGACAAGATTGGGAACAAGCTTACATAAAAGGTTTAGATCTTTTAGGATTTAAATATGAACAAAAAACAGAACCCTTTCAAGGAGCTTCGGGTGCCACGCATCCTGTTCTAGCAGAAGCGGTTACTCAATTCCAAGCATTGGCTTATAAAGAATTGCTCCCGGCTCAAGGACCTGTAAGAACTCAAACAGTAGGTGCACCATCACCTGAAAAATCTTCTCAAGCGGAACGAGTAAAAGAATTTATGAATTATCAATTGATGGATCAAATGCCAGAGTACGAAACAGAGTTTGATCAAATGTTATTTTATTTACCTCTATCAGGTTCTGCTTTTAAAAAAGTTTATTATGATGAATTATTAGGAAGAGCTGTATCAAAGTTTGTTCCTGCAGATGATTTGATTGTTCCGTATGCTGCTACCTCATTAGATGATGCGGAATCAATCATTCACAGAATTAAAACTTCTGGAAACGATTTAAGAAAACAACAAGTAGGAGGATTTTATAAAGACATAGATTTAACTCCTGGCTATGAGAATGAAACAGACTTAGATAAAAAAGAACATGAACTAGAAGGAATGAGACAAACTGGTAAACCAGAAGATGTCTTTACCTTACTTGAATGTCATGTTAATCTAGACATCGAGGGTTTTGAAGATCGAGGACCCGATGGGGAAACGACTGGTATTAAATTACCTTACATTGTAACGATCGAAGAAAACTCTCGACAAGTATTATCAATCAGAAGAAACTATGAAGTCGGCGATGCGTTAAGAAAAAAGATTTCATACTTTGTTCATTTTAAATTTTTACCTGGTTTAGGTTTTTATGGATTTGGTTTAATCCACATGATTGGTGGATTATCAAGAACA